ACGAGAGTAAAAACTCCACCGCCCAAAAAGGCGGTATGAAAATCTCAATTCTCTTGCAAGAATTGTAGTGCGCTCTACAGAGCTATACCGCCTTTAAGGCGTTAAACAGAATATGAAAACATTCTGCACCCCCCATGCTAGGGGTTGACTGTTGGACACGCCAACAGACATATCCAAAAGGACCAAGTTTATAGGTAAACTCGGAAAAAACCAATAGTTTAACGACATCGCGGTCCAATCCCAGTTTTATAAGAAAAACCGGTAAAAACTACACAGCAGGTGGCAATCCATTAGGACTGTAAACACCAAGTGAGTACATAATTGGCACACCAATGAAGAAGTTCAAACTGAAATCCTCAGCGGTGGCAACATAGTTGTACAAAATACCGACAGGTCCATTACTCTGAACTAAGTGAACGGGAGGAAACTCCACGTCCTCGTAATCAGGATTCGTGAGCCTAAGGCCGGTGTTGTTGATACGACGCGCACTCATGAAACGCCTCTGGTTGTAAAATGGCAACTCGATCTCTGCATCAGGATTTTCCCTCTGCGGAGTAACGTAGTTACCGTTGATACTACCATTGGTGGCATCATTAACCCTCTGGGCCAACACTTTAGAAGCATTGGCTGAACCAGCGGAAGCACCTATTGACTGTGTACTCTCAGTAAGCTTATAAGGGACATACTCATTAGTCTTGTCCAAAAACTTACTGAACCCGGAGTCACGGCTAGTATTGATCCAGCTGTCATTCAAGTTGAACTCAGTCTGAGGGTTGTTCTGGTTGAGCATAAGAAGATGTTTCCACCTAATCCCACCTCTATAAGCCACAAACGCTGGAGTGAAATAATTCATCAGCGTCATTTGAGCATAAGAGAAAGGAGTGCCAGAAGAAGTAGTATTAACACCATCTGGATTATACCCGAAATAATAAGGAAAATCGGGCATCCTAACAGATGTGTTTGTACCTTTCGACTGGTCAGCAAGTGACAAACCCATAGATGTAAAGGAATGTAAACAATACCTTTTCATCATCTGACGTATAGATGTAACTTGTTCACCGAAATAAACATCCATCATATGGTCAGTGGTGGGTTGAACAGGTGCACACTCCGTATCCGGACCATCCGAAACGGGTGCTGCCTCCTGATCTTTCATGTCAACCTTCTCAACTTCAGAGGACTGAGCCTCAATGACCTCTGCCTTGGTATCCTCAGCAAGAGGAACAAAGTAAGAGATACTACTGAGAGCCCTGTCGTTAGGCTGCGCGAAACGAGCGTCATCGCACATCCTAGTAAAGACATTGACCTCAACATCTGCATCCACACCAGGGTCGGTATTGGGCACTGTCAAATCGTTAACAACGAAGACTGACAAAGTACCATTTCCGTAAACCTTGGTCATAGCAGGGTCGGAATCACCATTTGTAAACGAAGGGACTATTTGATTAGTGGCTTCGTCAATACGCATGGGATTGTAAACAGGGAGGAAACTAGCCTCCTTGCCCCAACCAATCTTGAATGTGAAATCCCTCATGTCTGATATATCGACGACTTTAGTATAAGCAGTATTATAATCGTCACCAGTAAGAGAGGACGGATCCCAGACAAGCCTAAGACGACCACGATGGAAATTAGAAGCAACAACCTGTATCCTGACCTCCATGCTGCCGCCCCAGAAGAAGAACGGAAGGGCTGCGTAGCCAGAGGGAGTAAGGTGAAACTCCTGTCCCGGTCCAGCGCCAAAAGTCTGAAAAACCGTGGGCATAATCTGGGTCTGAAAGAGTTTAAAACCCGGTCCGGATCTAGCTCCACCAACTGGTTGCCAGGTGAAAGTTGTGTAATACGACTCTCTCTTGGCAATGTCAACAAGACCCATCTCATCGGTGGATCCGACTCCTGTGACGGTAGGGTCAACTGTGACTTCTTGCTTAACGTCAAGAGACAACTTGTTAGTTGTGTCCGGCGTGTTAGCATTGGCCAATCCACCAACATACTGCGGTTTGTAAATAGAAACAGTATCAATGATGGCAGGCCTAGAAAAGCCAAAAAGTTGAGCAATACCTCCAACAGCTTTGGCAGCCATTGTGGTAGCCATAGCAAAGGGCCCTATGTAAGGCACCTCACCTAACTTGCCTGTCACCCTGGCAATCCTACTAGCCATATTAGCAACCGGCGTGTTACCATACTCATCGGACTGAGGAGTAATAGTAGCCGGGTTGGAGGCAGTAGGAATAGACAGAGAAACATCCTCAGCATAAGCGAAAACGCTGATAGTGATAGGATCAGTAGCTCCATTGGCGTTACGCAAGGGGTTGAGAGACGCAATCGTCATCTGCCCCATCTTACTCCACTGGGCCTTAGGAACACTCAAAGCGTTCTGTGGCCAGACAAAGGGAAGACAAAGGTCTCCACCCTGACATTCAGTGGGATTGATGTAAATATGTGGGCGCTGACTAGCACCAATCACATCTTGCGTAATGTTCAGACCGCGGTTGACAGTAACCTCGTCTTCACCAGGTATAGGGTTGTAGGAAGCTATAAGCCTACCATAATAAAACCCATTACCATTGACGAGAATTCTGACACACAGTTTAGACCTCAACAGGTTGAAATTAGCCACCCTGTTGACGTTCCTAGCATTGTCATAGAACAGCGACCAAGGGTCAAACTGCTCAAAGAAAGACAAACTAGGACTCCACTCGTACTCTTTAATAAGAATAGGCCTAGACAAAAACGTTCCAAGACTAGCATCGCCACTGTCAGCGATACCACGGGTAGGGTCATCGACACTATCGACAGTGTAGTTGAATGCAGGATTTGAATCCATAAACTCAACATTCTCACTGGCGGTCTCCTTAGTGCCGGTAGTAACAGTGAAATTCTCCCCAGACTGGGGAATCACTGTATGAACCTCATAATAATCATTTCCTTCGGTAGTTCTGTCAAAGGAAATGTGTGAATATAGCTCCACGAGCTTTGCGAAATCTTGTTCGCTGCATAGGGTAGTATTTGACCGCGTGTGTACCCCTTCACACTGATTATTGTTATTAGTAATTAATAGCCTCAAAGGTTTTAAGTAGTATTCGAGGCACCCACAATTGTGAAAGATAGGGCTATGTGTGCTAATTAAGCAAACATTATTATACTATAACTACGGAAGCGCGATTAAACTCGCATAGGTGTGCCCGGTAAAACGAACACATCCGGTCCAAGTCCGTAGAGCTCGGATATGGTCTCATGCCAAGTATTAAAGGTGTAATCAGCGAAATGATCAGACAAAGTCTCAACCATCGCCTCACCCTTAGACTGGTACGAAAACGTCACACTATTGATGAAAGCGGTTAAGCGTAAGACGTACTCATCGTAAACATCTGGACCATGTTGGGCCAATTCATACAAAGCCCCTTTGATAAGGCCTGTGTAATGTTCCAACAACTCCGTCTTCCAAGTTCCCCAAACAAATGGCTTGAAAATGGAAGTCAGAGACAATGGTGCTAGAACCAGATTCTTCCCATTGGAAAGCTGGTAAACATCCATGTGTCGCTTAAGAAAAGCGAACTCCCTAGAATAAGGAGTGACCTCAGAGCCCTTGTCAGAGCTCGTGAGGGTGTACCCAAGCTTGGCAGCTAAACGAACAGCAATAAGCTGGTCAAAGCCTTCAGACTTGGGCACTGAACCTACACAATCATCGCCAAGAACGATGAGCGTGCAATGGTCGTAAAACACTCGATGACGAGTGCTGATACCACCATAGGATTTACATCCTGGGTTCAAACGCTCATGGTCCCACATCAACCACATCTGGTTCCATGTTAAATGGTTAACCAAACAATTGATCATGGTGGTGAGCGGGTTGCCTGAAGAGTTGGTGCCAGTAAATCGGACTACCACTCCACTAAGGTCGTAAATGGGGTTGCAGATATCATAACACAAAATTTTCATGATGCGCCTGTGTTCATCCGTATACCCCTGCAGATTTCTAGTAAGGTCAATGAGAATATCCACGGCAGCTTCAACAACAAAAACCGAGGAACTCAAATCGAACTTGCTATAGTCCGTGGCAAGGTAGTTGACATCGTCAGGCGAACCCAACCTAGTGAACATCTCACCAAAGCCCTTCATCGGATCAACTCCAACGAAGTGGCCAAAACCCATGGGGTCTTGACCAATTATGGCTAATAAAGGCATAAAGTACTTCCTGTAAACTAACAGGACAGCTGTGTCAACACAGTTGATAGGCCTAGGAGGCTTAGTGAATGGTTTACCATTCTCATCAATCCCCTTGACTTCAAGGACTTCATCCTTAGGAACAGTGTTACAAAAATAAGAAGGCGTAACACCGTCAGCACACCTGGTTTCAATATCTTCAGCCATCTGAAGAATATCCATCGAGACTTCATTCTCAATGTCGAAGCCAATGTGATACTTGTCCGTCTGGGCACTATAGACCTTGCTCATGTAACGATTCTTCTTACCAGGTAAATAACCGGCAGAAGTGTCGATGTTAATGGGCCCGGCCAATGGCACTCCAATGCCATCCAAGACAGTAGTCATGGAGGCAGGGTGGAGCTGCAACATAAAAGCGTTATTCCCAGTAGCAAGCTCTAAGAGCCTCTTCTGAAGGAAATTGCGAACATCCAAAGTAGCAACACGCAATGAATCGTGCTCCACACAAGTGGGAGGGCTCGCAACATCAACAATCTTGTCGACAGTCAAACGGAAAAGTGGAATGGGTGTGTTAAACCCAGCCCTAATGTCCTTCGTGATGGGAATGTGGGCCTTGAGTTTCTCGTAAACAGGTGAGCTTTTATACTCACTCCTAAACTTGATACCAAGGTTTCCAAAACTCCCCAACATGCTGAACTTAGCATTCTTGCAGATCTGCTTGAGAGAACTCTCACTATGAACCTCTGCCGTATCCTCAATAGTCTTACCAAAAGCACGACTAGAGGTGTTATCACCATCAGTGACAATCGGCTTGCCAATAGTAGGAACGACAGGCACGCGAATGGATGATTCCAAAGAATCCAATCCATCCATGAGGTCACGCAAGTAACGAACGTCTAAATAGGTCGTGTAAACCTTGTCGACGTTGTTGGCACCGCTGTGAACACCAATCAGGCACTTGTCCATGAGGACAGGTAAACCACACGACCCCTTGGAGCCTTGCCCAAAAGTGCAAAGACTACTAAAGATATGCCCAGAAGTATGACCCTGGTTGTACTTAATAGCCTGCACATTGCAAAACTCACTTGGAACCAAGTTCAAAGACTTAGTGTGGCTATACAGGTCAGTATTAAGCTGCCTGCAAACAATCCTCTTAATGGGCCTCCCTTCCAACGCACTGCTTGCAGCAATGCATTGTAAGGGAAAAAGATCCATGACGCTTGGAACGCTCCCAGTGTCTGGAATCGTGAAAACACAAGCATCACGAGATACGCCAGACAAATCAGAACCAAAAGAAATGCGGTTCTTGTAAAGAATGAATGGTTTGATCACATGATCCTCCCTCCAGAAAACCTCTGTCAGGTAATAATCGGAAGACTTGTTGAACAAATGCTCATTGACAAGTCCCAACGCACCTGAAGTACGGCTCCCCAGAAGGGTCCCATACTGAACAGCCACCTTAGTATCAGGTAGCTGATTAGCAATATTAAGATCAGGACTATCCACAGGAGTAACCCTAATCTTAAAAAGGTTGGCAGAAACCTTGGAGTACACATGCTCAAGGCTCATGCACGGGTCTCTGGCCTGTACAGCACCCTTACGGAGCGCCGTATCATTGTTGTTACCGTTATTGCGGCCAGCATAGATGTCCCTAGCTTTAAAAAGGTTATCGACACCAGGCTCGTCCAAATTGACAGTGCCATCGGAATTAATGGTGGACTCCGATCTGACAGTGTCATAACTCTGGCACATACCCTTAACCAAATGGCAGATCTTATAAACGGCAGCGAGTGAAAAACCCGCAAAAATGCCGTCACGAATGATCT